AAACCATTGCCCGTCGGCAAGGCTACTTGGTTGCCTGATGCAGGCATGACAGGGTTGGCCGACATGGAGGCGGCGACACTGGCCGAGCGCGCTTCTTCGGCAATCAGCGTCATCTCCCGGTCGATGGCTGCCGAGGCAGCTTCGATCTGGGCGCGAAGGGTGTCGAAACGTGTGGCTTCATCGGCCGTGAGATCACGGTTTTCGCCAGCGGCGACATCGGTCAGGGTGCGAGCATCCTTGACCAGATTCGCCTTCTTGGCCTGTAGCTCACGGAGGTGTTTGCTCATTGCGGGTTCTCCAAAGTAAAAAACCCGCTCAAGGCGGGTATAAAAAAAGCCACCGAGGAAATCCTGGGCGGCTGTCTGCGAGGCCTGCAGGTGCAGGCATAAATTCAAATCAGTTCAAATCAGTGCAAGCGCATTTCTCGCCTGAGAAAGTCGCGATGTGGCACGGCTTTGCGCTCGGCCACGCTTTTGCATCATCGAAATCAGGTCGTCGAAGGTGCTGATGCCGTCGACCATCTTTTGTCCCACTGCGGTGTCGGCACCGAGCACGCGGCCCTGACCGAGCCCGTCGCGCACGCTGGCCACCGGCAGACCACGCCCTTTGGCGACGGCCTTGGTGAAGGCACCGTAATAGTCATCGACACGCGACTGCATGAAGCCGCGCGCCTCGTCGTTCAAGGGCTCGTAGGGATTGCCCTCGACCTTGTATTTGCCGGCCGAAATCAGCGTGGGGGTCACACCCTCAGCGGCAATCGCCTGCGAGTAATCGAAATGGGCCTGCCAGACGCCGATGGAGCCCACCTCACCACCCGGGGTGACGTAGAACTCGCCGGCAGCGCAGCCGATCCAGTACGCAGCACTTGCGGCCAGGCTGTTGGCAATCGCCACCACGGGTTTGCTGGCACGCGCCGACTGGATCTGATCAGCCAGTTCGGCTACGCCGTAGACGCTGCCACCGGGACTGTCGATGTCGATCAGGATTTGACCCACCGAGTCGTCAGCCAACGCCTGGCGCAGCGCGGCACCAAACATCTGTGTGCTGGTCACGCCAGGGCCGGACACGTCGTCGACCATATTGGCGCGCTGGGTGACGATGCCGTACAGCGGCAGTACCGCAATGCCGGCACCGCCAGTAGATTGCGTCATCTGACGTTTGATTTGGCGGGCTTCGCGGTCTGCCATGACCTGAGTCAGAACGTCGTCGCCAGCAGGCTGGCCTCTATTCCATCGTCCCAATACGGCCGTCAGTGCATTCAGGCGTTCCGGCATCAATGCCCAGGGCGTCGCCAGAAACTCGGCCATCAGCAGTTCACCCTTCATGTCATGCCTCATCGTCGTCATCTTCCGTGTTGATCTTGTTGGGCTCGGCGTTGTCGTCGTCAGGCGGCGGTGCCTTGGCCGGTTGCTGATTGGTGCCGGTCATCCCCATGTTGAGCGCCACCAGTGGCTCATCCAAGCCCGGCAGCGGTGTGTAGTTTTCTGCGATACGCACTTCGTTTCTGGTTAGCGCACCCATGCTGACCATGGCCGAGTAGTACGTGGCGCGGCTGTTGGCGTCCCCTCGCATGAGCGCTGCAAAGTCAAATTCGCAGTCCAGCCCTTCGTCATCGAGCATCAGATCGGCGCGAATACTGGCTTCCCACCGCTCGGCCCAGGGCCGCATGGTGTAGCGCACGAACTCGATGGACTGCTGCTCGATGTTGTTGTTGGTCGCCCGGTCCAGGTCCGCAATCATGTGCGGCGGCACCCGAAACAGGCGAGCGATATCCGTCACCTGAAATTTGCGCAGCTCAAGGAACTGCGCTTCCTTGTTAGTGACGCCAACCTCGTGGTACTTCATGCCGGCTTCCAGCACCAGCACCTTGCCACGATTCATTGCGCCTTGCGCGTTCTGGTAAGACTCCCGGAAATTGTCGCGGGCGGGCTTGTCCTTGAAAGTGCCCGGATACTCGATCCAGCCGCCGGTGGGCTTGGCGTCGTTGGCAAAGAAGCGTGAGCCATAGTCCTGTGCGGCCAGTGCCAGTCCAAAGCTCTCACGCGCCATCTCAATGGGGGAGAGGCCGATCATGCCGTCGCTGGACAGTCCCCGCAGATGCCAGACCGCGCTGCGCGGTAGAAAGGTTTGATTGCCAAATCGGTCGATGATGCGATAACTGTATTCGTCAGCCTGGCTCTGCGAGAGCACCAGGCTGATGCGATCCGGGTGGATCGGAATCAAGTCGGTGATTTCCCCATTGGCGTTACCAACGATCCTGCAGAACGCGTTGCCGCGCAGCGCCAGATGCCCCATGAGCATTTCACGCCACTCGAATGGGTTCTGAAACCGGTTCGGGCGCAGGTGAAACAGGCGGTACAGCCAGTGATTCGTCACCTCGACCTTGCCCCGGTTTTTGCCGGGGCGGTACAAAATGAATGGCAGCGAGGCCATGCTCTCGGACAGGATGCGCACACAGGCGTACACCGCCGACAAGCGCAGCGCAGTTTCTGACGAAATCCGCGCGCCGCTGACCGTGCGCATCGTGACCGGTTCGAACCAGAACGATCCCCAGGGACTGCGATCATCCGAGTCGGCGCGCGGACCGCCAAAATTGCGGAAGAAATCAGCGAACTTTCCCATCACAACACCATCAGTTCATAGTCGCTGCCGATCACCATGCCATCACCCGGTTTGATGGCCCGCGCGATCGCCATGATCAGCGCCACGATGCCGTCGATCTTGTTCTCCGGGCGTTCCTTCCTTGGATAGATGTTGTCCTTGGCATCCATGTGGGCCACCACGTTCGATGCCATCCAAGTGAGCACTGGGTCGCCGTCGTGAATCAATTTGCGTTGCAATACCAGCGCCTCAAGCGTCTTCATCGGCTCTGAAAAATTGAGCACCGTCGGGCGCACTTCGATCATGGGCAAACCCTCTGCCAGCATGCGTGTTGAGAGTTGCGTGGCCTGGAACGGGTCGTAGGCCACGGCCTGCACCTCAAAGCGCGAGGCCAGTTCCACCAGCTCGCCCTCGATCCAACCGAAGTCGATGACATTGCCCGGTGTCACGGTAAGGCGACCGCTTCTGGCCCAGCCAGCGTACTGGCTGTTCTCGGACGCAGACACCGTGTCCTCCGGCAGCCAGTACCGGCTGAACACCGCGTAGGCACCGGCGACGTCCGGGTGCTGGAACACCAGCACCAAAGCGGCCACGTCCGTTTTACTGGCCAGATCCAATCCAATCCAGCACGGCTGGCCAACGAACGCTTCAATATCCAGGGCAGGATTGGCGCAAGCATCCCAGGCGCGCATATCCATCCACGCGGTATCGGCGTTGACCCACTCGTTGAGATGCTTGGTCTTGAAATTGTTCACGGCGCTGGGCAATTGCATGGCCTTGGCCTGCAGCGGCGCCAGCACTTCCGGGCGCACCGAGATGCCCCAATTCGGATTGGCCTTGATCAGCGCGGTCTCCAGCGTCCAGTCGTCCCCGTCATCGAGCCCATAGACGATGCCAAACTGGCTGTCGTCCTCGAAGACGCCATCGAGCAGGCGGGTCACAAAGGTGCGAATCTCGTAGCAAATGCCGGAGCGGTTGCTGCCGGCCGTGGTGATCACCCACAGGAGCGAGTTATCGCGCTTGCCGGTGCCGGTTTCCACCACATCGTAGACCGTGCGCGTTTTGTGGGCGTGCAGTTCGTCCACGCAGCCGAAGTGGATGTTGAGCCCGTCCAGGGTCGAACCTTCTGCGGACAGCGCTTCGAATTTCGAGCCACTGGCCATCACATGCATGTTGTGCGCGCCGACCCCGACGCCAAAGCGTGAGCGAAATCCAGCGGACTGGCGCGCCATGGTCTGCGCATCGCCAAACACAATGCGCGCCTGGTCACGTGTGGTCGCCAGCGAATACACCTCGGCGCCACCTTCACCATCAGCCGCCAGCATGTACAGCGCCAGCGCCGAGGACAGCGTGGACTTGGCGTTGCCGCGCGGCACCTCGATGTAGGCACGCCGAAACCGGCGCTTGCCATCAGGCTTGACCCAGCCGAACACGGTGGTCAGGATGAATACCTGCCATGGCTCCAAGTGGATCGGCTGTCCGGCCAGCGGGCCTTTGACGTGGGGCAGGCGTTCAAGGAACGCGCACAGGTTGTCTGCCGGAGAAAACGATTTACCCGATCGGTCCGCCAGCTTTGGATTGAAACGATAGGGGCTGGCTTTGCCCTTGAACTTGACCAGGTCGTTCAATTGCCGCTGGCAGGCCTGCTTTACCCATCGGCAGGCGGAAATATCACCTTCCACTACTGCTTCGGCGTAACGACGGGCTGCGGTGACGTAGTTAGAGGTTGCCATCGGTCCAGTCATTTGAGGCTTGGCGAATGCGCCTGACCGCTTCTGGGTCGCCTATACGATGGCCTTGGCGCGGGTGCTGTCGCCAATGCCGTCCGATAATGGGCAGGTGCAGCACATCGCCCCCCTTGGCAACGAGCAGCGTCAGCAGCCAGTCGGAAAAATTGTTGATGTCGGTGGTTTCCTTGAGCACGGCCTCGACGGCGAGTCGACGCATCACGATCAGGCCGTGCACATGGCTGCCGCTGCTGGCGTGCTGCCGGCGGCTGTAGGTCAAACGCCGTACAGCAATGTCTCGCCCGCTTTCGTTGGTCAGCGTTTCGTCGGTGTAGGCCATCACCGCCTGCGGGCAGGCATCCAGCGCATCGGCCAGCCGCGTGAAGGCACTCGCTTCGTACAGGTCGTCGGGATCGACGTAGGAAACCAGGGGCAAGATGCCCTGTGCATAGCCAGCGGCACGAGCCTCGCCAATGCGGCCCGGAATCCCCGGCAAGATGTGCAACTGGATCGGTGCGCCCGCGAGGCTGGCGATGCAGGCCTCGCGCCATTGGGCAGGCTCGTATAGGGTGAGCAGATGAACATCGATGCGCGCTTCGGTTGCCATCAGTCCGTCTATCCCGCGATGTCCGCCCAAGGATCGAGGTCGTCCTCAGCGGCTTCCATCGGCAGCGTTACGCGCGAACGCGAGGCTGGCGTGAAGCCCATCTCGGTGGCGGCCTTGGTCATGATCTGCGCCTGCTTGTTGGCAATCGCCAGATACGGGGACTGCATCGGCACCCCGGTGTTAGGCGCCTTGATGAGCAATCCGGTCTTGTTGATGCCGGCTTGCGCTTTGCGATAAAGGTCGGCGGCACATGCCCACACTTCAAGCACTGACATGTCGAGTTTCTTCAACAGGTGCGGCGGCGCGCATTCCAGTGCATAGCGCCAGGCCGACCTCGCGCCTTCGCTCATGTACTCGGGCGGCTCGACCAACTCTCCTTGCGGCTTGGGCTCGCGCAGGTTGGTCCGGCATTTCTGCAGCGTGCCTTTGATTTGCTTGACTGTGGTGGGCAGCGGTTTGCGACCGGCCATAACGATTCCATCCTGGGGGGAGTCCCCCCTGTTTCAATTTGCACGCACAAAAATTTGACTGGGCGCACGCATCGCTCGAACGCGATGCCAAAGAATTCACCCCCCTACCGGGGTGTGGGCCTGCGTCGTGCGCTTTCACGCGCGGACTTGGCGTTGTGGCAGGACACGCACAGCGACTGCAGGTTGGCAGCATCAAAGCGTGCGCCACCTTCCTTGATCGGTTTGACGTGATCTACAACCTTGGCCGGAACAACGCGACCGGCGGCCTCACAGGCCACACACAACGGGTGCGTGGTCAGGTGCGCGGCGCGAACGGCTCGCCAATCGCGCGACTGATAGAAGCCGACTTCGGCATCGAAGCTGCGACGTTTCCGGCCGTAGTCACGGTGGATGACGGACCGATGTGTCTCGCAGTGCCCGGGCACAGCCAGCACTGCTAAACAACCCGGATACCGACAAGGAGTTGGCGCGCTTCGAGGCATCTGCGGTGGATTTCCAACTGATTCAAAAAAGAAGCGATTTCCTGGGAGATTTCGCTTGGCTTCTCGCGGGAATGAAGCGTTCATACGAACACCATCAACCACCCAGAGGAACCAAAACCATGTCCTACACCAGCAACGAATTCACCGTCGATGAAATCGGTTTCATCCAAATCGCACTGACAAAAGTGCTTGCCGCCGCAGCGCGGGGCGAACTCGATCTCAACCGACTGGCCCGCGAAGAACTTGCTTCGCGCGGTCTCAATGACCAAGGCGTCTGGGTCGGCTTCGATCGCGCCAAACAAATCCACAACGTCTGAATTTCAGGAGATCCACATGACAACGCAACTCACACCAGCCCAACACGCCATCCTGTCCTATGCTCATCAGCACACCGACGGCAAGATCGTCTGGTTTCCAGAGAACATCAAAGGCGGTGCGCGCAACAAGGTCCTCGCAGGACTCGTCAATCGCGCCCTCATCACTACAGACCAGAAGGACTGGTTCATCGCTGCCGAGGGTTACGACGCGCTCGGTATTCCACGCAAGGCGCCGGTCAGCATCGAGGTGATTGACGCGGTCATCGAATCTGCCACGCCACGCACCCGCGACAACAGCAAGCAAGCGCAAGTGATCGCCATGCTCAAGCGTCCCGAGGGCGCGACCATCGCGCAAATTTGCGCAGCAACCGGATGGCAGGCACATACAGTGCGCGGCACGTTTGCCGGCGCATTCAAAAAGAAACTCGGCCTGGAAATCACCTCAACTAAGGAGCAAGGCAGCGAGCGGATTTACACGATCGCCGGTTGATCCATCTCGGACGGAAGTCCGAATGTCGCGCCATCACTGGCGCGCTTTGCTGCTTGTCCGGTGTAGTCCTGCCAGCGACGCACGATCACATCGACATACTGCGGATCAAGCTCGATCAGTCGTGCCCGACGTCCGGTTTTTTCGCAAGCAATCAGCGTTGTTCCAGAGCCGCCGAAGGGGTCAAGCACGATGTCCTTGGTCTTGCTGCTGTTGCGCACGGCACGCTCCACCAGTTCCACCGGCTTCATCGTTGGGTGCAGGTCATTTTTCTGCGGCTTCTTGATGTTCCAGACGTCGCCCTGATCGCGTGCGCCACACCAGAAGTGATCGGTACCATCGCGCCAGCCATACAGAATCGGCTCATATTGGCGCTGGTAATCGGCACGGCCCAGCGTAAAAGTGTTCTTGGCCCAGATGATGAACGTCGACCATTTGCCACCAGCAGTGCGGAATGCCGACTGCAGGGTGTCGAGTTCAGATGAACTCATGGCGATGTAGACCGCACCCTTCGTGACGGTCAAAATGTTCTGGCAGGCGGCAACGAGAAACGCGCCGAATCCATCACCCAGGTTGTCGTTCAGGATGGGACGGTTTTTGCCGCGCATCTTGTCTTTGGCGGTGTTGGCGTAATTCACGTTGTACGGTGGATCGGTGAATGTCATGTCGACCAGTTCGTCACCGAGCAGCGTCTGGTAGTCCTCGGACTTGGTGGCATCGCCACACAGCAGTTTGTGCTCGCCCATCAGCCACACATCGCCGGTTCTGGAAATAGGCGTTTCGGTTAGCTCGGGAACGGCATCATCGTCGGTGAGACCGTCAGTGGTATTTTCTCCAGCAATCAATGCTTCCCACTCTTCGGGGGAAAAGCCCGTCAAGCCAAGGTCGAAGCCAGCCTCTTTCAATTCAGCCAATTCGATGCCGAGCAGTTCATCTTCCCAAGAGGCGTTTTCACCGATTTTGTTGTCGGCCAGGATCAGTGCCCGGCGCTGGGTGTCGGTCAAATGTTCCAGCGGCACGACGGGAATATCGGTCATGCCGAGCTTGCGGGCGGCCAGCAAACGGCCATGGCCCGCAATCACATTGTTCTGACCATCGACCAGAATCGGCGCACCCCAGCCGAACTCACGGATGCTGGCGGCGATCTGCGCCACTTGCGCATCCGAATGCTGCTTGGCGTTGCGGGCATACGGGATCAGCGAGTCGATGGGTCGGTAGTGAATCTGCAGCGCGCTCATGGGTATCCGGAAATGAAAAAACCCGCTGAAAGCACAATGCTCAGAGCGGGTTTATGGTGTCGGCCAGTCGTTCTGCGATGCCACTTGGCACTGCTCACACGTCTGTCCAGAAGATAGCCGAAATAGTACCCTCAAACGGGCTGTTTTGTTGCACGACCAAAGTACCCTAAAACGGACAAGCTGGGCAAAACGAGGACAAACGCGGCAAGCATTACCTTACATGGCTCAGGATTTTGGAAGGTTGGCCAGCATTGAGATTCGTGGCGACGATCTCCAGCGCCTTCTGCCAGCGACGCCACGCTGTCGAGCGGTCGCAGGCAAAACGGATCGTGATGTCGCGCCAGCCATACCGTTTGGCGCGCATCCAGACCAGATGGCGCTGCTCAATCTCCAGCCACAGCACCCATTGCATCGTTTCCAGCATGCGGTCCACATCTTTGGGGTCTGGCGGAAACGATCGATATACGGCGCCATCTGCTGCGAACACTTCCCACTGCTGTCGCACGATTGGCGGCCAGGTATTGAAATAGCCCTGCACGCGCACAGGGGGCAACCGCCGGCCTGTGGTCGCGGCTTCCTCGAATCGCACGGCCACGTCATCGATGGTCCAGATGTTCAGGGCTCTAATCACGGCGTGGCCCTCTCGATCCGTAGAGCCGTTCGCCGATGCGGCGGACAATCTCGCGCTCGACGAAATCGAGTCGCGCATCCGACTCGTTGACCACGAGAATGTGCTGATCCTGCCAACCACGCTGTTTGACGGCGTCAAGGTCGACGGGTTCGGGCTGCATGCGGCCCAGGGGAGACGGGTAGCGCGATGGAGGGATTTTCATATCACGCCTCCTGGGTGTCGATCGCCCAATGCAGCAAGGCCAGGGCATCAGCTTCGTTGTCGTCCGTCACCGGATGGCCTTTTGCACGCATGGCCGCGATCACATCATCCTTGCCGGCATTGCCTTTGCCGGTAGCGTGCTTTTTTATCGTGCCGACCGGTACGCCCTGGTACGGAATGTTGCGGTGCTCGCACCAGGTGGTAAGCGTGGCCATCAGGCCGCCATAAACGTGTGCGGCATCGACGCCAACGTGTCGGCGCACTTCCTCGAAATACACCGCGTGTATGTCGTTCGCCGTGGAATGGATTTCCGACAGCCAACGCTTGAACCGCAGGAAGCGCATGCCGCCGCCCTCGAATCGTTGCGGGCGGAAACTCACGAATCCGTGAGCCATGTCTCCGTCACTCGGGCGCAAGGCCCAGCCGGTGGTGGTGCCCAGGTCCAGGGCCAAGATGATCTGCGTCATGATTTCCGTCCTTTTTTGTTTTGGCCTGACGCAGCTGACGGAGTCTGTCGAAACCCTCCATGAGGCGCGCGTCACGCGCACGTGTAGAGAGTTACGTAGAAAAGCGTCAGCTGCGTCAGACCCGTGAATTTGCATAGGGGTCAGTTGTCGGCGTAGGGGGTGTAGGCAGGCGTGGGCGGAGCTTTGAGGCCAATGCCCTGGAACCCACGAATGCCCACGCCGTTGCGCCATTTCTCCAGCCCGCGCGTCATAAGCAGATCGGAGAATCGACGTTGCGAGCCGATAAATTCACCAGCTGCCTCGGCCCATTGTTTCCAGTCGTTGAACAACTCGGCCGTCAGCGACTTGGCGTTGGGAACGCGAACGCAGTTCTCGTCCAGCCAGCGGCCGAGCGCGTCCTCGGCCTCGAAATACTCCTCAGTCGCGTCCATCACCTGTTGCGGCGGCTCGAGGCGACCCAGACGCTGCCAGGCGAGACATCCGTCCAGCGCCCACGCCAAAATGCCATCGCGCTCGGCCAGCAATTTCTGTTGCAGATGCTTGTCGCGTCGCTCGGGCGGAATGGTCACCGTGAACGGAATCAGGTGCAGGCGCCGCTTCATCGCCTCATCGATGTTGCGAATCGCTGGCTTGTGGTTGCCCGCCACGAACAACTTGAACTGCGGAAAGAACTCGAAAAAATCCTGACGCATGAAACGCGCCGAGATCTTGTCGCCGCCGGTCAGGTTCTTGACCTTGGATTCCGCCCAGCGCCGACCTTGCTCGGTTTCGATGGCGGCCACAAAGCGGGCACCGCGCAGCCCAGCCATGTCGGTTGGATGCCGGTCGGTGCGCGTTTCCATGAAGGTGTCCATGGGTGCATTCGTGGCGTAGTCACCAAGAATGGTGGCCAGCGTGTTCACGAATACCGACTTGCCGTTTGCGCCCGTGCCATAAAGAAAAAACAAGGCGTGTTCGCGCGTCGAGCCGGTCAGGGCATAGCCGACCATGCGTTGCAGATAGGTTTGCAGCGTCTTGTCGCCTCCGGTCACTTCATCGAGAAACTGCCGCCAGATGGGGCAGTCACCGCGTGGCGTGGCGGTGGTGATCTTGGTCATGCGATCGAGCCGGTCGTGTGGCCGCATCCGGCCATGCCGCAGGTCGATCACGCCGCCTGGCGTATTCAAAAGCCACTGATCGGCATCCCATTCGTCGGTCGTGGCCGCATGACGCCGGTCAGCACGCGCCAGGCGCTCGACGCCGGAAACGGTGCTGGCCGCTGCGAGCTTGGCTGCGATTTTGGGATTGCTGGATTTGACCGACGCGTGGCGGCAAACGTGGCGAACGAGATCCGTCGCCGCCAGGGTGTCTTCCGAACGCCAACGCTGGCCATCCCAGACCAGCCACTTGCCCCATGCCGCCACATAGCGCCAGTCCTGGTGATAGCGGCGAGTAAAGCTCAGGGCCAGTGCGTCCTCGGTACCCCAGACCGTTTCCTCGCCCGCGCTGGTATCAGTTTCAGGTCCGGGTTCATCGCCAATCCGGTGCATCTGAATGCGCGGGCCGTGGACAATGAAGCCGGCAACCTCAAAACCCTCGCCGTGTGCGTCTGCGACGTCCCACCCTACCGGAGCATCTTCGGGTGGATACAGGATGTGGCAGCTCGCAGCCCCGGCCGTGAGGATGGCTTGTGCGGCCCGATCAGCGTACTCCCAACCCGGCTTGTCCTTGTCCGGCCAGATGAGCACGGCCTTACCGACCAGCGGCGACCAGTCGGTCTTCTCAATGGGTGCATTGGCACCATGCATGGCCGTGGTCGCGCAAATGCCGATATCGATCAGCACCTGTGCGCACTTTTCTCCCTCGACCAGCACCACTTGATCGGCACTCACCATGCCGGGCTGGTTGTACAGTGGCCGTGGATCGGGTGGTGCCATCTTGCGGCGCTTGGCATCCCATGGCCGGAATTCCTTCTTTCCACCGGGTGGGTCGTAGCGGTAGACGACCGCGATCAGGTTACCGGCAGCATCGCAGTAATCCCACTTGGCAGTGGCCGGGCCGAGGTCGTCGACCATCGACGCCGATTTGGCCTTGCGTGCCGGTACCGAGCGCGCACGTCCCAGCAGATCGGCAGCCTCATCCAGCACGCGAGGAAAGTCGTTATGTACATCGGCGCCAAGGCAGGCCGCGATCAAGGCAAAAATATCACCACCATCGCCAGTCGCGCGATCGGTCCATAAGCCAGCTTTGTCACCTGTTAGCACCACCTCAAGGCTGTCGCCAGGACTGCCCAGCGTGTCGCCGATCAGAAACTTGGCTCCACGCTTTTTGCCGGCCGGGAACAGCGTGATCAACACCGATTCCAGGCGTGCGATCAAGTCGGCGCGAATCTGGTCACGTTCAGTGTCCCGGTTGTGATCTGCGGGATGGCTTGGGTCATTGAAGTCAATCATTCAGCGTCCCCCGCAGACGTGTCCGAAGACTGATCGTCTCGGCCCTGGACTGCGGTGCTGCGCGCGGCCCACGCCGACAGGTCGGACAATCGATAGCGCACCAAGCCACCCATCAGGTAGTGAGGAATGCGGTATTTGGTGCGCATCGCCTGGTCAGCGAACCAGTAGTACGGCAGACGCAGTGCTGACGCTGCCTGCTTGGCATCGATCATCGGCTCGGCGCCGGTAATTGGATGGGTGTGGTCAGTCATTCTTAAGTCCTCCAGCAACGGTCTGCCCACGCGCAGAACTTGCATTCGAAATGGGTGGAATCGGTGAACGAGCGCGGCAGCAGTTCCCCCGCCTCACTGGCCGTGATCACGCGTGCGGCGCGATCAGACATGCGCTGTGCCAGCCCCGCATCAAACGGGATCAGCTCGGCGTAGATCTCCATCGTGTCGGCGTTGACGGCGGTGAACAGTGCCGGGTGTTCGTGCAACTCGAGATAGCTCTGGTACAGCGCGATCTGCGCTGCATAGACGGGCTTGGATACCGCCAGCTTGTGTTTCTCGACATCGCGCCAGGACTTGGCACCAAGGCATTTGTTCTCCCACAGCGATGGGTAGGCAAAGCCCTCCGGTCCAGAGATCAGCACGCCATCGACGTGGCCACGCAGGCGACCACCGGCCACCGAAAATCCGAATTGGTGGCCATTGGCGTCCTCGGTCTTGAGTTGGAAACCCGCCATGCGCAACCAGCGGATCACCATGTCCTCGGTGCGGTGGCCGCGTTCGAAGATGCGCAGCAGACGGCCGGAGAAACCTTTGCCGTGATCCACGGGTGCCTTGGCGTACTCGTACTGGAGTTGTCGCTCGCAGGCTGCGCCCAGACGCGACGCGCCCAGGTACTCGCGCGGCGGAGTGGCATCCCGTTCGGCTTCCAGCGCAATGTCGAACAGTTCCTGCAGTCGGCCCGAGAGACTGGCCGATGAATTGAAATCGATCATGGCGACGTCTCCCAAGGCAGGTCGTCCACCATGTCGGCAAACGGGTTCTCGGACAGCGGCGGTACCGACTCGCGGATCGGGTCATTGACCGGCGTCACACCGAGCATGCGCACCGGCGGGTATTTGCTCCGTTCATGCTGCGCGGCCATCTCGTCCACATACGCTGTGACGATGGCTTCGATCACGGACAGCGCCTCTGCTTCGGAGTAAGCCCCGAGGGGCTTGTCGAAACCGATGATGGCCGCCGCTTCACCGAAGAACTTGAGGCACATGCGCATGGCGGCGTTTTCCAGAAGCGTGGCATCAACCATGGCGGCCTCCGGTGGCAGACCCTGGTCCAGCGCACGGGTCCAGGACCCGTACAGCGTGTGAAACGCGTCCTGGCAGCGGCGTGAGCAAAACACCCAGTCGATCGGGTAACGCCGGGGGTCGCCCACCCGGTGCCGGTTTTCCGTATGGCCGAAGCCGCGTGCCTGACGTGAGCAGACCCAGCATTTCATGGCGGGCTCGCATCACTGTGCCCACGCCGGTTTGCCGGTCGCAGAGGGTTGGGCCGCACGCGCCGGGGCAGCGAATGCCGGGGTCGCTTGTGCAGGGGCGCCGGAATTGCCACCACCCGTCGGGCTCTTGGGCACGCCGCCCATCAATGCCGCGTAATCCTTGTGATCTGGTTCGATCGCGATCTTCACAACATTGCGGTCTTCACCCTTGGCGTCCTTTTCCACATCGACGCGAGCGATGAACTCGATGCCGTCCAGATCCGCGAAGCTGTTGATCCGGCGCGCGGCAGCCGCTTGCGGCGTGTTGTCCTGCGGGTGGACGTTGCGTGAGCTGTTGAGCGCGGCGCGGATGAAACTGCGTCCCATCTGACCCCAGGTCGGACCCTTTGCGGAGTGCAGGCCGACGTTCGACCACATCTTGCGTTTGGCGAATGGCCCGCCGGTGACGACGAATTCGCAGGCGAGGTACACCGCGCCGGTGTCAAAGGACTCGGTGGCATACCCGCCGGTCCAACCCTGGCTGTGGTCGTCATGGCCACCCGGTTTGATGGTCATGCGCAGCGGCACGACGCTGCCCTTGGGGATCAGGTCGAATGCGCCGTGCTGGGCTTCGGCGTCGTTGAAATCGTTCCAGTTGCTGGCTGTATTGGCGTTCATGATGGGTCCTTGATTGATGGGGTCAGCAGTACGGGTGCGACCGGGGCCGGTTGTTGGCCCAGGCACTTGGCGATGAGTTTTCCGAGGTGGGGCTCCTCGATGGCGTCCAGCCGACCGCTGCGGTCCTTGCTGGGATAGCCGAACGGGTTGTCGGCGCGGGTGACAAAACCCCGGTAGTTGGTGCCGTCGTCGGCCTTGAGGATGGCCAGCGTCACGACCTCATCAAGCACGCCGGGCAACTCGAGCGCGGTCTTGCTGCCTTCCAGTTGCAGCTGGTAGAAGCGCCGGTTGAAGTCATCCATCTTCTCTTCGAGGATGGCGACATAGATGACGTGCTTGTCGCGGACATGCTGCAGGTGCGTGAGCGCGGTGATCATTTCCTGACCCAGCTGTCCATACGCGCCTCGGCTGTCGGGCTTGCCGGTCTTCTCGCTGAACGCCTGCGGCTGGGTCTTGCACCAGGCAAAGCACAGGCGCGAGAGCACGGTCAGGCTGTCAACGAAGTAGGTGTCGTACTTGGCCAGCTGCGTCGGGTCACCAAACTTGGTGCAGACGTGCTCGAAATGCGCCTGCGAGAAAGCCTGTTCAGCGCTGGCGGTCGGCATGGGCCCGGCCAGGAATACCACCAGATCGCGGAACTCCGGCCAGGTGCGCGGACGCACCGTGTCGCCGGTCCAATCCCGCACCGACAGGTCGCCGGCCTCGAGATCCACGAACAGGGTGGTGTTGGTCGGCAGCGTCTTGAGCTGGGAGGTTTTGCCGACACCCGCCGGGCCGACCAATGCAACCTTGGCGCTGTGGCGTTCCTTGAGCCGCTCTTCGGCGGAGATGATTGGCAGTGCCATCACGCCACCTCGCGGATCAGATCGGTCACGGCCGGATTCCAGAGGATCTGGTAACCGGAGTGCCCGTTGCGCGAGAATGGCAGGGCTTCCGCCCATTGCTGGCCAGCGTCCGTCAGCTCCCACTCGTCGCGGTCGTTCTTGAACTGAAGGCCCAGGGACTGCAGCCGCGTGTTGATAGCGCGTGCGGACATGCCGACGCGTTCACCGACCTGCGTCGGGTTCAAGCTGCAGATTGGCTCATTGGCCGCCGGCAGCACCTTGCGCAGAGAGTCGACCGCCAGACCCGTGTTCTCATGGATCACCGTCAGCGTTGCCGCCATGGCGATGCCGGGTTTTACGCCGGGGACGCGAGCAATGGCCTCGCCGATGGACAGGATGGCGTTGACACGATCCTGTGTTGGCGCTGGCAATGCAGCAACCGACCCGGCTGACGCATACGACCCGGTCTTGCGGATGGATGGCAGCACTTCGTGGGTGACCCAGCGCTTGAAACGTTTGGCCTCGGGCTTGCGGCTGCCCAGCACCAGATTGAACAATCCGGACTCGTTCACCACGGTCATGTCCTGCGACCCGCCAGGGGTGTGAATTGAATTCACCCCCTTTTCGTCATCGTCAAGACGCTCCAGTGCTTTGCGATCGAGGTTCAGGGTAGACAGCACGTCAGCTGCGACAAACGCCGGTTCGCCGTTGTCACCCATGACGACGCGCACGTTGCTGGATTCAAAGTTGAATGCGACGAGCTGGTTCATTTCGTCACCCCCACGGCGATGTCACCGACGGTTTCGGCACCCTGGTAGGTGTGCTCACGAGCCAGCGTGTACAGCGCCTCGAGGGCATTGCGACGACGATGAATCGCCGAGCTTTCGCGGGACAGTGACTGGATAGCAAACGCGACCTCGTCGAGGGTGGCGTCCAGCAGAGGCTTTTCGACCGTGTTGCCGTAGCGATCCTCGTAGCTGATGCTTGTGCCGAGGTGCTCGCCGACGAAGCCGCCGAGCTTGGCCTGAAGGGTTTGATGCGGGGTTGGGGTTTTCATGCGAGGTTCTCCTGTACAAGTGCAAGGCGGTAACTGGTTTTGCCGGGTTTCACGGTGCGAGCCTTGACGAAGGTTTCCTTCAAGGTCGTGGGCCAGGCGTTGAAGCGGGACTCGGAAATCGAGTAGTCGATGTCGATGAAGTCGCCAACCTTGTCGCCGGTGGCAGCGATGCGTTGTGCGAAATCGGCCAATGCGGCTTGATCCCACGTCACGCGCTTGGGGACATCGACGGTGATCCGCAGCGGACCGTCGGTGAAATGGACGGCGCCAAAATCCTTGCCGGCCTCGATGCGGGCTGCGCGGGCCTGCTCGCCATAGGACTGCTCCAGAGCGGCATCGAATTTGGTGCGCGCCTTCTTCAGCCAATCAATGGCGGTATCGAGGTTGCGGTTGATTTCCTGCTTTTGGGCTGGGGACAGCGCCGCCAGTTGGCTTACAGACATCTCGGCGATGTCGGCGGGGAAGATGGTCATGTCGGTCATGGTCATCTCCCTCACTGGTACGCACGAGCGAAGGTCGAGTGGCGCGAGACGCGACGCTCGAAGGCCTCGATTTCGGAAATCAGGTAGGTGACACGAGCCCCGAGCTTGCAGAAGACGGGGCCGAGTTGTTCCTGGCGCCAGCGGCGCAGGGTTTTGACAGAGAGCCCCCAGCGGACGGCGAGCTCGTTTTCGTCAAGGGCGATGCGGGTGACTGTGTCCGGATTCGGACGGGTGAAATTTTTACTGCGTTGAACAGAGGGGGTTTGATTTTGCATTTGGAGCACTCCTTTCGTTGAAGTGCTCCTATTACCTCGCGTATCACCCTGCGATATTTCGCAGTAATCCCGCTGAAATTACGCAGGAATTACAACGCCTTGATTCCTAGGCGGTTTCAGGCTCCTCGACGGCCGTACCGGCGCGGTCGATAACGTCCTTGGCGGCATCCGTTTCAGCGGTCTGGTAGTCGGGCACGCCGATGTTGAGTTCCCACAGGCGGGGTTTGCTGTTGCCGTCGGCGCCGCGAATGTAGTTTGTCCACTCCGGTGCACCCCGGAATAACTCGCTCATCGCACGGATGGTCATGTTCGCCGCATTCTCCAGCTGCAGCTTCGTGCATTTCCTCTTCTGCGACGTCCAGGCTTCCACGAGGACTTCGACAACGTCGATCCATTTTTTCTGAGTGAGCGTCCACGGATCTGGCCACGGGCCGACCAGAAGGGCATTGTGCGCGCCCTCCTTGATCAGGCGCGGCGTATCGGTAGCCGCCGCCGCGTTCTGCCTGCGGCGAACTTCACCTTCGACGCGCGAGAGGTCGAGCCTGGCCCCACCGTCATCCTCGATCAGAAGCGTGCTCATGGGCACCACGATGCCCGGCCCGAGGAATCGCCGATGCGATTCGGCTGTCGTGGTCAGGACGACGGTTAAGCCCAGATTGGATTGCCGCAGCATCGTATCCATCTTGTCGGCATGCTTGGGTTCCCACAGGCGCGACACGAGGGCAACGGGGAGTCGTTGGTCGCCCATGCGGTAGTTGCCAAGAACGAATGGCTCGTGCTCGTCGGGGCTGAGGGGTTTGTCGATCAGTTGATCCTTGAGCAGCAGGTCGAGCCGCTCGCGCAGATACGATTTGTCGACCGCGTATCGGCAGAGGTCGCCTTCGGTGAGATCGAACCGCTCGCCGGTAAGCTCATCCTGCGCCCAGGTGCTGGTGCTGTTCGATTGCACCTTCAATCGGCGGAACCCGGACTGGCCGTCGTTGTCCTCCACCGGCACCGTGATGTAGTCGCCCGGGGTCTTTTTCTTCAGCAGGCCTTTGGCGACGAGATCGCCTGTGGGCAATTGCAACGCGGTCAGCAGATGACCATCGATTTCATCCGCAGCCAGATCGAGCAGCTTCATCTCGGCGCGGAACAATGCGATGTCTGCGCCAACCTTCGCCGGCTCGACGCGCTTCATCACGCCGAGCGATGTCAGGATGTCCTCGCCACACTTGCGCAGCCGAGGATCGGGAAAGGTGAGCAGATTGCAGGAGCCGCGCTGCCCGATGGTGATGTCCAGCGCACGCGTTTCCACCTCGCCATCGAACCGTACGACGAATGACAGTTCCACTTCTTGAATGGAACGGCAGGCGGTGATCGGGTTGTGCTCGCCAAAATGATCGCGGGCCACGCGCCAAATGTCATCGTTGCCGGCCAGCGCCAGTGTCATGCTGTGGCGGGTATGACCAAGGGTCACGTTCAACGACGAGATCCAGGCGTCGACGACCAGCGCGCCGGTCGCCTTGGCTGCCTTCAGATCGACCGGGTTCTTGAACATGGCCAGCTCATAGCTGATCGCGTCCACCGGTTGTTTCGAGAGCGGCTTGTCGAACCCGATCAGGGAAAACCGGTCAGCCAGTCGCTTCGCCGTGCTCTGTCGGTCGGAGAGTACATGGACTTTGTTCTCGGCAGGATCGTAGACCAGGGTCGCTTCCAGCGCCGGGATGTAGAGCAGCAGGTCGCGTCGCCGATCCTTCATCTGGCGCAACGTGCGCATCTTTCCGGGGTGGTAGACAACCAGGTAATGAAGCCGGCGTTTACTGGCATCATCGCCATCATCCATTTCGAAGTGGATGATTTCGCAGCTTGCCTTGGCCTCGTCGTCCAATTCCAGAATTTCGCCCACGCCCTCGTGGAGCTTCTGCGCGACTTCGTCAGTCCAGACGAAATCACGGCCGTCGCCGTCCCGAACGCTGAAGCCCAGGAACTTCTTGTGCCCGTGGAAGTGATGGGTGAGGTAGATGGTTTCGATCTGGTCGAAGATTTTTGGGGCCTTGGCCCTCACCCAGATCAACCGGGTCATCGCATCGGAGGTGCGGTCAAACGTATCGATTTCGGCGTGCCCCTCGAACTCGATGGCAGCGTAGGCGTGTTCGAGCATTTCCTCGGTGCGGAAACGCGCCAATTGCAGGAGGCGTACGGCTTCCTCGTCGGCAATGGCGATGGCCTCCGGTTTGACGGACGACAGGGCGTCGATCAGCGTTGATCGGGCGACGTCCTCGGGCTTCGACGCATCCAGTACGCCGAGGAATGCGAACTTGTCGACTTTGGAAAGCAGAGCGATGGCGGGCAGCGTTGCCGATCCGATCAACTCGACGAGGTGTTTGCTGTTCTTGAGGGACTTCTTGGCCACTTATTACTCCTTGAACAATGCCGTGTGGCCCGCCTCCCATGAAGTGGCAACGCCGCCAGCGTTACGACAATCATGGGATGATCCCCATCCGAATCTTGGTCTTGATGCTCGACAGCCAGTCCTCGCGGTACTGCAATGCGAGTGCATCGAGGTTGACGCGGCCGACGCCGGCTTTGCGCGCCAGATCCTCCAACGACACCGCGCAGTCGAGCCAGCCGAGGCCGTGGGACGCCACCAACGCCGCCTTGTCGGCTGTGGTGACGACGATGACTGCCGAAGGCAGCAGCTTGTTGGCGAGCAGCCATGCGAGTAGGTGTTTCTCGCCGTCGTCGAGTGTGCTGCAGGAAGGATGGGCGAGTACCAGAGACGCCAGCTCCTTGCGCGTCACCGGATGCTCGCCCGCGAGACCGGCCTTCAGATTGGCGGGCGGAACCGTGACATGGCGAGGATCACCGGGGTTGCCGGTCAGCGTTTCCTCGACGCATTTCTGAACGGTCTCGATGGCGAAATGGCTGCTGATCGCCGTCCAGCACCCCGTGCGGAATGATTCGAGAATGACATTGGTGTCCGCGAAAATTCGGATTTTCGGCATACGTCGCTCACCTCACAGCTCAAACGGTGCGGTGAGGTCGTACTGAGCAAATAGCTCGGTCAACCCGCCTAGACCAAGACCCATCGCCTTGGCCGCTTTGCGGGCCGACAGCCTTCCGTTCTCCAGGGCCTCGTGCAGCATCTTCACGAAAGTCAGTGAGAACCGTTTTGGCGGACCTGATACCGATGCCCGCTGCTTTTCTTGCGAAAGGGCGCGCTGGGTGTCGACACCGATGAGCTTGAGGTTGAACAGTCGCCATGCCAGCGTGACTGGGGCAACCCGTAGCAGAGCTGCAACTTCACAGAGATGCGCGATATCGTCGAGACGATCGCGTTCAATCAGTTTGTCAAGGGATGCGATAGGCATCAGCAGCGTGGCGGCGAAGCTATTGGCCAGTTGCTCAATGCGCTTGCCTTTATTGCGGTCTTCGATGGAATTGGATTCCCGGTGCTCGGGTTTCATTGCATCCCAAGTCAGCGCATGAAATAGCTCGTGAGCCAAATCGAAAAATCTGCGGGCTTCGTTCTCATTCCGGTTGATCAAAATGACGCCCATCTCCTCAAGGTGACAGGTCGCGCCCGAGATGGATTGGCCATCGGCAGCGTCGATCGTATCGACGAACAGCACCGGAATGTCCAGTTCGCGCTCAATCTTGTCGATCAGGCTTTCGGCCGGGATGACACCTAAATCAAGCTCGGCAACCAGACTCTCCGCGCGCTCCTGGGCATCCTCGTAGGACGATTGAGCAGATAGCCGCAGTGCGCGTTTGAGCACACTTGCCCGACTGTCGCGCTGCTCTCGTAACCACCGAAGCAAACCAATCCACTGGCCGGCCTTGATCTCGAACCCATCCAGACCATCCTCTGGCACCTCGGGCGCGGCCCGCCAAGAAAACTGTGCCTCGCCGGCTACGGCAAACGGGTC